TCTGATCAATGGCACGTGGTCGAGTTTCCGGCAATCATGGACCACGGACCAGTGTGGCCAGAGTATTGGAGCCAGGATGAACTAGAGAAAGTAAAAGCATCACTGCCCGTTGGTAAATGGAACGCACAGTGGATGCAATCACCAACATCAGAGGAAGGTGCAATACTAAAACGTGAATGGTGGCAAACGTACGGTGAGGATGAGATACCACCTCTACAACATGTCATACAATCTTACGATACAGCATTCTTGAAGAAGGAGACTGCAGACTATTCTGCAATTACAACGTGGGGCATATTCTATCCAGACGAAGATAGCCCAGCTAATCTTATACTTCTAGACGCTGTCAAAGGCAGGTACGAGTTTCCAGAACTCAGACGTTTAGCCCTACAACAATACGATTATTGGAAACCAGAGTCTGTTATTGTCGAGGCTAAAGCATCAGGACTACCACTAACCTACGAACTTCGGCAGATGAACATACCGGTTATTAACTTTACACCTAGCAAGGGAAATGATAAACATGCTAGAGTAAACGCCGTAGCACCTCTTTTCGAGTCTGGAATGATATGGGCGCCAGATCAGAAATTTGCAGAGGAGGTGATCGAGGAGTGTGCAGCTTTTCCTAACGGTGATCACGACGACCTTGTGGACTCTACAACACAAGCGATCATGCGCTTCAGACAAGGCGGATTGATTCAGCACCCTGAAGATTATGTTGACGAAAAAAAAGACCCTAAACCTAGGACGTACTATTAATGATAAGTAGAGTTAAACAGTTTTTAGATGCAGCCCCAAGCGCTTTGAAAAGTGCTAATGAAATTTATAATTTTGCTAGAAATAAATACAAACAAATCATGGGTGTCTTCCCTGATGGTATAGATAATATTGCTTTAAAAAGAGGCGCTGCAGAAATGCAGGATACAAGGAACAAAGTTGTTAAGTTAGATGAACTAACTCCAGATCCTAGAGTAATACAACCTAAAGGCGCTAAAGTAGATACTATGAGAGCGCATGAAAATATATCAGGTGGATCAGGTTACGCACAAGGAGATACAAAATACAACGCAGATATTTTAGCTGAAGAGATAGCTAGAATGAGAGGACTTATTGATGAAGGTCAGGATGCTACAGACATGAACCCTAAAGAATATTCTAAAATATACGACGAAGCATATTCATACTTAACTCAACTTAGAGTGTTAAATAGAAAACCAAAAACAGAGGGTATAGAAAAATTAATAGAATCAGGAGATGTTACAATCGGCACAGCACCAAAGACTACAAAAACAAAACCAAAGGTAGATCCTGAACTACAAGCGATGGAAGATAACAAACAAATGTTTTTAGATTTTGGAGATAGAATTGAAACAGATGCAGAGATCATCGCTAGAATGAATAAACAAAACAAAGAAGCTGTTGAGAGACTTAAAAAGAAAAAAGAAAAAGATCTTGGTGATAAATTAAAAGATCTACCAGACGACATTGATCCAGATGCTATGGCCATGGGCGGCAGAATAGGAATGAGCAAAGGCGGAGGTCTTATTGATCTTTTAAAATTTTTTTCTAAAAAAAGTCCTTTTCAAGCTTACAAAGATTATTTGGCAAGTGTGAAACGAAGAGCACAAACAGAGCCAGAGAAACTAGCTCCCGAGCTAGGTGCGGTTACGGCTGGCGGTATTTTTACAAACAGAAGAATGAAAGATATTTTAGAAGAAGGTAACGAATTACAAAAAGAAAGATTGTTAGAAGAGTTTATAGCAGATCTTGATAAAGACCCTTTTTATATAGATCGTCCTGAACTAAAAGATAAAGCGATAGAACAATATACTGAAACACTATTTGGTGAAAAGAGAGCCATGGGTGGCAGAATAGGTTTTGAAGACGGTGGCATGTCTCGTAGAGCATTTTTAAAACTTATGGGTGGTTTAGCTTCAATACCCGTTTTTGGTAAATTCTTTAAAGCTGCAAAACCTGCCGCTAAAGTTGCAGAGGTTGCAAAAGAAGTTACTAGCGGAGTGCCGGCATACTTTACAGAACTTATTAAAAAAATAAAATTACTTGGCACAGATATTTCAGAAACAGCGGCTACTACGGAAAGACAAAAGGTTACTCAATATAAAGGTTATGAATTAACTGAAGATCTAACCACAGGAAAGAAAGAAATTAAAATTGGTGATGCTGAGTATGGTAAAGAAGAATATATGATCTATGAGCCACCAGAAACCATTATAGGTAAAAACAACAAACCTGTACAAATACCTGCACAGTATGATGAAGTAACTGTTAAACCTGATATGGATGGTAAGATGAAAGATGTGGACTCTGGTTTAGATTCTTATGATGAAGTTTTAGAAGAAGTTAGAATGAAAAAGTCAGGCGGCGGTGTTGCCTACATGTTAGGAGAATAATGAAGATAGCAGAATATCAACAGATGATGGACTACCTCACAGGTCCTAGAGAAAGATTCAACGGTGGTGGATCTGTTAGAAACAAAACTATTCTGCCCAAAAAGAAACCTGAAGAAGAAGTTAAGAAAAGAAAAATAAAAAACTTTGAAAAATTAAGAAGCGTCCTAGAGAACCCAGAGGAAGTTAAGAAGATGATTGACAAACCAAAAAGAGGTTTGGTCGATGAACCGGGAAGTTATAGTGGTAGAAGAAAAAGAGCAAAAGGAGAGTTTGACATAAAAATAGAAAAACTTAAAAAAATTAAAAATGATTATTTAAAGTTTGTTAAAGATAGTTTAAAAAAAGGTGACCTTTCCAAGGTTGGTCTTTTTAGAGAATATGTAAGAAAAAATTATCCAGAAAGATTTAATGCTATATATTCAGCCTATGGCGATAGAAAAATTCCAAGACCAAATAAAGAAGTTTTATTTAAAGCAAGAAACACTTTAGCTAAAAAATTAGTTGTTAATCCAAATCTTACTTTAAAACAAATTACATTTAAATTAACAGGAGGTCTTTATGCTTCTTTAAAAGGAGTGCCAGGTTTAAATGTGGATAGCTTACCTAAACCAAAATATAAAACAGAGTTAGGTCAAGGACTTGCAAAAAAAGTTAAAGGTGAAGTTGATCAACTCCTAAAAAGTAAAATTATTACAGATAAATTAAAAGCAAATAAATTTCCAACAATTAGTGACGTATCTAAAGTTTTAAAAAGTGATCCAACTGTTTCAGAAACAAGATTAACTGATTTAGCTAATACTTTACAAGATTCAAGTTCTTCTCAAAAAATAAAAAATTTAGCTTCAAATTATTTAGAACAAACAACAGACCAAAGAACTCCTGGAGGTAAAAAAGCAAGATATCTTTATGAAAGACGTTTTAAAGATTTAATGAATTTAGAGACAACACTACCGAACATAAGACGAAATATATTAAACAAAATAACAAACTTTATTCCTCAATTAAAAGGACTATTAAGTGTTGATGAAATAGGAAGTTTAACAGCTTCAATGAGAAGAGGATCCGGTCCTTATGCAATTTTTGGACAAGTTTTAGGATCAGATTTTAATGAAGTAGCAAAAGGAAATACGATTGATGGAATTAAAAGTTTAACACAAAAAAAAATAAATTCTTTACCTATTGATAGTCCAGAAAGATTAAAGGAAATTAAAAAATACAATGCAAAAGTAGACGCTTTTGAAGCTGAAGCTAATAAGAATAATCCTACTAAAAAAGTAAAAGGACAAAAAATTTCTCTTAAACCTCCATCAGAAACAATTAAAAATAAAAAAGTATATAATCAGTACAAAGATTTATTTGACGATCATTATAAAAAATATGGATATTCTTTTGAAGTGGCTGCAGACACTGACTCTATTCCAGATATAGCTAAAAAACTGGATAACAAAGCTTTTCAAAAAACAATAAAAAATAGATTTACAAAATTAATTAGTAAAGGTGGAAAGTTTGGAGCGTTGGTTGCTGCAGGAACTTTGGCTGGCACAGGATTTGCTTTGGCTGATCAACCTGATACGGCTACTGAATTAGTTGATGAGGTGGCTTTAACTAAAGGACCAACAGGTTTTCCAACAAAAACTGAAGCAGGTGCTGCACTCGCAGCAGCAACAGCTGGAACAAAAACAGGTAGAAGTTTATTTAGTAAAGCATTTAAAGGCCTTGATAGATTTTTATTAAGACCCTTAACAGCAATCGAAGCTCCAACGTTAGCAATTCCTCAATCTCTTTACCAGACCTATAAACTAGGAAGTGATATAGCAAAAGGTCAACAAACAGGTGTGAGTGCTGCAGACATTACTCTTCCAACATCTCTTTCAAGTTTTGCTGCTAGTAAAAAATTTGGTTTAGATTTATTTGCAGACAACGCAGGTAGAATAAGAAGATTTTTAAGAGGGCCTTTTACACAAACAGGTATACGAGCATTATCCAGAGGATCTGTTTTTGCGACACCTTTTATAGAGGCAGGTATACAAGGATACAATGCATACAAAGCATTAAAAGAGGCAGACAAAAAAGCTGACATATCTGAACCTAGAGTTGATACCGCTTTAGGAAAAGCACCAATTAGTTATTACAATAAAATTATGTCACAACTACCAGCGGTTGATAGGTTTGGTGCAGCAGGTGGTGGTATAATGAAAATGGCTGGTAAATCATCAGGTCCAGCACCAGAATCAGGACCCACTCCACAGGGCTTGGATTTTTTAATGAAACGTGGTAGACAATACTAGGAGTTTAAATGGCAGATATAGATAAAGGACTTCCTAATACTCGTACTCAGATTAAAGTTCCGGGCGAAGAGGTTGAGGTAAAGGAAGAAATTAAAGAACAGCAACCCGTCGAAGTTGTACCTGAAGAAGATGGTGGTGCAACGATTGACTTTGAACCAGGTTCAATAAACATACCTGGCACAGAAGCTCATTTTGATAATCTTGCAGATATTTTACCTGCAGATGTACTAGATCCATTAGGATCAGAATTAAAAAGCAATTACATAGACTACAAGATGTCTAGAAAAGATTGGGAGAAAGCTTACACAGATGGTCTTGATCTTTTAGGATTTAAATACGAAAACAGAACAGAGCCTTTCCAAGGTGCATCGGGAGCCACGCACCCTGTACTAGCAGAGGCAGTGACTCAGTTTCAAGCCACAGCATACAAGGAACTTTTACCATCAGACGGTCCGGTGAGAACACAGATCTTAGGAATTAAAACTCCACAGAAAGATCAACAAGCACACAGAGTAAAAGATTTCATGAATTATTTAATTATGGATCAGATGAAAGAGTACGAGCCAGAGTTTGATTCTATGTTATTTCATTTACCCCTAGCAGGATCTACCTTTAAAAAAGTTTACTACGATGATTTATTAGGAAGAGCGGTATCTAAGTTTGTACCAGCTGATGATTTAATTGTACCTTACACAGCAAACAGTTTAGCAGAAGCAGAAGCTATTATTCACGTTCTTAAAATGTCAGAGAATGATTTAAGAAAACAACAAGTGGCTGGATTTTATTCTGATGTAGAATTAAACCCTCCAGGCATGGTTGTTAATGATGAAGTTTCTAAAAAAGAAAAAGAATTAGAAGGCACTAAAAAATCTGGAAAACA